TCTTTTTTATTTTAGTATAATAGTAATTGAAAAGAGGTTTTATGCGTTTCTATACGTCAGTTAATTCCGTCAATGACAAAATGTGTGTCAGAGGTTTTGTTAACGGTAAAAGATTTATTGATAGAGTTCCTTATAAACCTGCCATGTTTATGAAATGTAATGCAGGTGAAGTGACAAAATATAAAGATATTTATGGTAATCCCCTAAAAAAGATTGTTTTCCAAGGTCTTCAAGAAGCTAAAGATAAGTGTTTCCAAAAGACTACAAGAGAAGATTATCATGGGATGGCAAACTTTGAATATTCTTACATTTCTGACAATTACCCAGAAGATATAGAATTTGATCCTAAATTGGTGAAGAAACTATATCTCGATATCGAGGTTTCTTCTGAGAATGGTTTCCCGAAACCAGAAGAAGCTTCAGAACCTGTAACTGCAATCACAGTTTCCGATGGCAAGAGGTACTTTGTTTTTGGATTGAAAGATTACAAACCACACAAAGAAAACATCCATTATAGGAAATGTAATTCAGAGCATGAGTTGTTACACTACTTTGTCAAGTTTTGGGTTGGTTTTGAGGTTGATATTGTTACAGGTTGGAATACCAAGTTTTTTGATATTCCTTACCTTGTTAACCGCATCAAAGCACTTTTAGGTGATAGGGAATCTAAAAAACTATCACCGTTCGGTGTTATTCGTGAGCGCAGTGTTCAGAAACATGCAAACCTTTCTGTACAAACTTACAATGTTTTGGGTGTCTCTGATTTAGATTATCTTGAAATGTACAAGAAATTTACGTTCACCAATCAGGAAAGTTACAGACTTGACCATATTGCTTCTGTTGAGCTTGGTGAAAAGAAACTGGACTACTCTGAGTATGAAGGACTTTTTGATCTTTACGAGAAAGACTATCAGAAGTTTGTTGAATACAACGTAAAAGACGTTGAGTTGATTGTCCGACTTGAAGAGAAACTTGGTTTCATTGAAATGGTTCAGACTATGGCTTATGATGCAAAAGTGAATTATGATGATACATTTTTTCAAGTTCGTATGTGGGATGTCATCATCTTCAATGCCCTGAGAAAACAGAATGTTGTAGTTCCACCAAAAATCAAACAACCAAGTCAACCATTTGAAGGTGCTTATGTTAAAGAACCTAGAGTGGGTTACTATGAGTGGGTGACTTCTTTTGACTTGAATTCTCTATATCCTCACATCATTATGCAATGGAACAGTTCACCCGAAACTCTTAAAAGAAAAAATGAACATGTTACTGTGAATGATTTACTCAACCAAGTTTATGAACCAGACATAAATGATAAGGAATCTATGATGGCTAATGGTTCTGTTTATGACAGGACTAGGACTGGTATTCTGCCTGCCCTGATGTCTAAAATGTATCAGGATAGGAAAATATACAAGAAAGAGATGATCAAGTTACAGAAGGAGTATGAGAAGACCAAAGACCATAATACAAAGATGCTTGCAGACAAGTATTACAATCTTCAATTGGTCAAAAAGATTCAGTTGAATTCTGCTTATGGTGCGATTGGGAACAGGTATTTTCGATTCTTTGATATTCGCATTGCTGAAGGTATCACCACATCTGGCCAGTTGGTTATTCGTTGGGCAGAGAAAAAGATGAATGAGTTTTTGCGAAAGAGGTTTGGTAATGATGAGAAAGATTTCGTGATTGCTTCTGACACAGATTCCCTTTATCTTGACCTTTCGGATTATGTCAAAGAGATGGACACTAAAGATAAAACAGAAATTACTGATAAATTGAATTTGATTTCACAGAACGAGATTCAACCTTACATGGAACAGTTCTATGATGAATTGAAAGATTATCTTAACTGTCCAAAACAGAAGATGGTTATGGAACGAGAAGTGATTGCTGATCAGGGTATATGGATTGGTAAGAAACACTATGTTCTCAATGTTCTTGATTCGGAGGGTGTTCGTTACGAAAAACCCAAACTCAAGATGATGGGTATATCTGCGGTTAAGAGTTCTACTCCTGCTATTTGTCGTGATAATATTAAGAAGTCGATTGATATTTTGATGAATGGTAATCAAGAGGAACTGTTTGATTTCCTTGAAACCGCAAAAGAAAACTTCATGAAAGCTAATCCAGAGGATGTGATGTTTCCAAGAGGTGTTAATAATCTTAAAAAGTATGCGGATAGGGATACACTTTACACGAAAGGTACTCCAATACACGTTAAAGGTTCCTTGTTGTTCAATAAATACTTGGTTGAAAAGAACCTTGATAAAAAGTATGAAAAGATAGAAGAAGGTGAAAAGATCAAGTTCTGTTATCTAAAACAACCTAACCCAATATTCGATACTGTTTTTGCAGTCAAGAATGTCCTACCAAAAGAGTTTGGATTGGAAGAGTTTATCGACTATGAAAAACAATGGGAGAAAGCTTTCCTTGAATCTGTTGAAGATATTGTTGATGCTAGAGGTTGGAAGACAAAAAAATCTTCAAGTTTGTTTGACTTTTTCTAAAATATATGTTATTATAGTTTTATAGGAGTAAAAAATATGGATTTTAGTAATATTGTTTCTGCTGCTGGTAATGAGTTTGCACAGAATGCCAGTGATATGGATGAAACACAATCATATATTGATACTGGGAGTTATACTCTCAATGCAATAATTTCTGGTTCAATTTACAAAGGATTGCCAGGAAATAAAGTCACTGCATATGCAGGGGAACAGGCAACAGGAAAGACCTTTTTTGTTTTCGAGGCTGTGAAGAACTTTCTACAATCTAATACAGATGGTAGAGTTCTATTTTTTGAAACTGAGAATGCCTTGGAGAAGGGGATGTTCGACTCTCGTGGAATTGATTCTTCCAGAATAACTATCTTTCCTGTTGCCACTATTGAAGAATTCAAGTCACAAGCAGTCAGAATACTTGATGCTTATCTTGCAGTAAAGGAAGACAACAGACCACCATTATTGATGTGTCTTGATTCTTTGGGTATGTTATCCACTGCAAAAGAGGTGAATGATACAACAACAGGTTCTGATAAAGCAGACTTCACAAGACCAAAATTAATTAGATCTGCTTTCCGAGTACTCACTCTCAAACTTGGAAGAGCAAACGTCCCTCTCCTAATTACCAACCATACTTATACCAGTGTTGGTAGTTTTATTCCTACTCAAACTTCTGCTGGGGGTGGTGGTTTAAAATACGCTGCCTCCAGCATTGTCCTTCTGAGTAAGAAACAAGTCAAAGAAGGAACAGAGAAAGTCGGAAATATAGTAAAGATAAAAATGGAGAAATCCAGATTTACCAAAGAGGGTTCATCTATAGAAACTAAAATTGACTTTGAAAAAGGTCTTGATAGATATCATGGAATGATTGAACTTGGGTTAGAAGCAGGAGTGTTTCAAAAGAGTGGTAACAGGATTCTAGTCGGAGAATCTAAACTCTACCCAAAAGCAATCTATGATGACCCAGAAAAGTATTTCACAAAAGAAATACTTGACACAATAGATGAATATGTGATAAAAAGATATAGTTACGGAACAACAGATACAACGGAGGAATAATGCGAGTTGAGAGAATCATATTATCGGGGATTCTCAAGAACGATTCTTATAGAAGGAAAGCTTTACCCCATCTTCATGAAGAATATTTTCATGATAAAAAAGAATTGAATATTTTTTCAATAGTGAATAAGCACATTTCGAAATATAAGAGTGCCCCTGTAAAAGACGAATTATTGACGGAAGTTCAAACAATCCAAATGACAGACAAAGATGTTGAAGATTGTCAGGTGATTGTATCTGATCTTTTTGACATTGAAACTTCTGACGAACAATGGTTGTTAGAAAAGACTGAGAAGTGGTGTCAAGAAAAGTCTGTATATAATGCGGTTATGGAGTCTATTTCTATTATTGATGGTTCCGTAGATAAAAACAAAAACACCATTCCAGATATCCTTAAACAAGCTCTGGCAGTAACATTCAAGATCGAACTTGGGCACGATTACATAGAAGATGCTGATGCAAGATTTGAGTATTACAACAAGAAAGATGAGAAGAAAATACCTTTTGGAATTGACTTGTTCAACAAAGTCACAAGAGGTGGTATTGCTTCTAAGACTTTGAATGTTGTTATGGCAGGAACTAATGTTGGTAAGTCCTTCTTTATGACCGACTTTGCTTCACACTGTCTTGCTAATCAAAAGAATGTTCTGTATATCACTCTTGAAATGAGTGAAGAGGAACTTGCTAGAAGGATTGATGCTAACTTATTAAACATAAAAATAAATGAACTTGATGAAGTTCCCACAACCCTCTTACAAAAGAAGTTGGAGGAAAAGAGTAGGAATATCAAGGGTAAATTAATATTTAAAGAGTTTCCGACAGGTAGAGGAAGTGCAGCAGATTTCAATAAATTGCTTGATGAACTTGAATTGAAAAAGGGATTCAAACCCGATATTCTTTTTATTGACTATATTAACATCTGTGCTTCCTCTACACTCTCATCTAGATTCAAGGCAGACAAGTATTTGTACATCAAAACTATTGCCGAGGAGTTGAGAGGTTTAGCAGTTGAGAAGGATATTCCTATCTTTACAGCAACACAGACAAACAGAGAAGGTTATGGTGATTCAGACCCAGATTTAACTAATACAAGTGAATCATGGGGTTTACCTGCCACTGCTGACTTTATGTTTGCGATGATGACGGATGATCAATTGGAAGAACTTTCACAGTTTAGAATCAAACAACTCAAAAATAGATACAATCGTAAAGATTCCAACAAGAGGTTTTGTATTGGGTATGATTTGATGAAGATGAGGCTTTTTGATGTTGATGATAGTAACGTAGGTTCAGTATCTACAGGAGAAGAAGGTGAAACTCCCAGTAATGGTAGCAGTTTCCTTCAAAAGAAAAAGACGTTGGATTTTTCTGGTATTTCAGTTTGAGGTTATTATGATAAATGTGATTTTTGATTTTGAATCTTTAGGATTAAATGAGAATAGTGTATTGTTAAGTTTAGGTGTTCTTGCTTTTGACCCAAGTGATTATGATATTGTTGGTGATGGTGTAGAGACAACATTTAATAAACTTTTACAACAAGGTTTATACGTTAAACTTGATGCAAAAGATCAAGCAAAAACTTATGGTAGAACTATTAATAAATCCACTCTCATATGGTGGACGGAACAAAATGAGGAAGCAAGTCAAGTTCTTACAAGATGTGACGATGATGTTAAACTCCCTGATATGGAAAATCTTCTGAATGAGTATCTTGAAATGAATGGTGTTACAAGAAATACACCAGTTTGGTCAAGGGGTTATACAGAACCTATGTGGTATGAATCTGTAAAACTCAATCTGAATACTTATGGGTCTTTTAGACATTATCAGTATCGTGATATTAGAACTCTTTTGAATGTTTCTATAGAAGACAAATATTTGAGTAGAAACCATATCAATACTATTGAGCATCCTGTAAGTTTTATAAAACACAATGCTTTACACGATGTATGTTTTGACGCAGTTCAATTTCTCTGCACTCAATAATTCTCTTGACTTTTAGTCTCAAATATACTATAATAGAATATAGTGAGAGACTAAATAGTTAGTGAGAGTTTTGAAATGAGTTATTCTATACGAAAATATTTAAAAGAAGATGTTCTTGTTGAAGCAAAAGTAAACAAGAATTTACATCTTGAACACCTTGAAGACAATCCACTCAATTTTGGTTATACTGGAATATCTAAAACAATAGATTTCCTAAATGCTACTATTGGTTTATTGTCTGGTTCTGCAAACAAGAGTGTTGATGTCACTGTAAAGTATGATGGAGCTCCTGCTATATTTTGTGGAACTGACCCAGAGGATGGTAAGTTTTTTGTTGGAACTAAATCAGTATTCTCTAAGAATGCTAAACTTGTTAAACAGGAGTCTGACTTAGACGAATATGGGTTCTCTGGTCAACTCAAAGACAAACTATCCATTGCTCTGAAAGAACTTCCTAAATTGGGTATTGAGGGAGTCTTACAGGGTGACATGATGTTCACTTCTGGTGACATCTCTAACAAAAAGATAAATGGTGAATCCTACATCACCTTTCAACCAAATACTATCATGTATGCTGTTCCTAGCAATTCTGATCTTGCTTCCAAAATGTTGAAGTCTAAAATCGGGATCATCTTTCATACTACATATTCTGGTGATAAATTGGAAGATATGAAAGCATCTTTTGGTGCTAATGTTTCAAAATTAAACAAAGTCAGTTCAGTTTGGGTTGATGATGCATTTTATAAAGATGTAACTGGATCACTTTTCTCTGCAAAAGAAACTTCTGATTTAGAGAAAAAGATTGCTAAACTTCAAAGAGTTGGTAATGCTATCAGTAAAAAGTCTATGAACAATATTCTTTCTGTTCATGATGAATTGAAAACTTCTGAACTTGGTTCTGGATTGAAAACATATTTCAACTCAAATGTCAGAAGAGGTATTTTACCAAAGTCTGGTGTTACTGGAGTGAATAACTTCCTTACTCATTTTGGAAATCATTTTGATAATAAAGTTATCGCAAAAGTAAAACAAGAGAAGACGAAGAATCAGAAGAGGGAAAGAAAACAAAATCTTCTTAATCTACTGATTAAAGAAAAAGTCGCATTATCCAACCTATTAGAATTTATGTTATTGACGATAGAATTGAAGAACTCTGTGATAAGAAAATTGGAAACAGGGGTTAATTCTAAAATGGAAACTTTTGTGATTGATAATAAAGGTATTAGAGTTACAAAACCAGAAGGATTTGTTGCGATTGATAAACTATCTGGTGGTGCTGTAAAGTTCGTTGACAGACTTGAATTTTCCCAATTAAATTTCACAGTTGATAAGAACTGGTCGAAAGTTTCTTCGTAGTATAAATAGAATTATATTAGGATAGTTCTATGAAAAAAATTGTAATGATATTCGGTAGATTTAATCCACCTACAACAGGTCATGAGTTGTTAGTGGATAAGAGTTTCAAGCTTTCAAAAAAACTTGGAGCTGAATATGCAATTTTCACATCCAAAACAAATGACCCAAAAAAGAATCCACTATCCATAAATGATAAAATTAAGTTTATGAAACTATCATTTCCAAAACACAAAAACCGTATCTATCATCCAGATGTTATAGGAATTAGAACACCAGCTGAGGTATTAGAATGGTTAAGTGAAAATGGATATGAGGAACTACATTTTATGGTGGGTTCTGATAGAGTAAAATCCTTTGAGGGGATGATAAACTCTATGCAAAAGAAAGGATACACAAAATTCAAAAGAGTTGTTGTTGTATCCGCTGGAGAAAGAGACCCAGATGCTGATGATGTATCGGGAATGAGTGCATCTAAAATGAGAGGTTTTGTGATGAAAGGTGATTTTGATTCTTTCGCAAAAGGAACTCCCATGAATTCTAAAGATGCTAAGAAAATGTTTGATAAACTAAAAGAAGGAATGAAACTCAGTGAAAGTTATATAACTGAAGTTTTAAAACCATCTGATCCTCTTGAGAAATGGATTAAAGATTTTCTAAAATCTGATGATCCAAGATTTGACGGTAAATCAAAAGAGAAAAGAATACAAATGGCTACTGCTGCATATTACGCCGCACAGGAATAAGGAGAATAAGATGCCAGATATTAAAGATATGGAAGGCCCTGTAAAATTTAAGAAGGGTGTTGAATTATATTTTGACCCTAAAAAGGATATGTTCTATGACCCAAAGAAGAAGAAGTATATGTCTGAAAAAGATATCTTAAAACTTGAAGACGTTGATTTCGATGAATTAGAAACAATAGAAGAAGGTGTATATGACCCTTCAATCTTCAAAGCTATATTCATGGCAGGTGGTCCAGGGAGTGGTAAGTCTTATGTATCTAATAAAGTCACTGCTGGACTTGGAATGAAGGTCGTAAATAGTGACGATATTTTTGAGATTTTCTTGAAGAAGGCTGGAATGACTACAACAGCAAAAGATATTTTTTCTGATAAAGGTCAAGAGATTAGAGGTAATGCTAAGAGTGTCACTTCTAAAAGAATGAAACTTTTTTTGGAAGGTAGATTGGGTTTGCTTATAGATGGTACTGGTAAAGACTATAATAACATTAAAAAGAAATCTGAAAGACTTAGAAAACTCGGTTATGATACTTATATGGTTTTCGTCAATACATCTTTGGAAATCGCACAGGAAAGGAATGCTGCGAGGTCTAGAAAATTAGATCCAAAAGAAGTTGAAAAAATGTGGAGAGCTGTTCAAGAAAATATTGGAAAGTTTCAGAAATATTTTGGTGCTAGAAATATGATTATTGTGGATAATAATGCTGCTGATGAGAAATATTTAACAGATGTTTATAAACAAGTTAAAAAATTGATAAAAAAGAATCCATTCCCCGAAAGAAATAGTCCACAGAGCAGAATAGCTAGGCAGTGGATATCACAACAATTGGGTACTGAATTAAAAACCAAATTTAAACTTCGAAAAGAAGAAATTGAACTCTTAGAAAAATCTGAAGAATACCAAAAGTTCTTTCAATCTGCTTTGAAAAAGTTTGGTATAGACTCACCTGCTGAATTAGACGACAAGAAGAAAAAAGAATTCTTTGACTATGTTGATAAGAATTGGGAAGGTGAGAACGAAGAGGACGAAGAAGAAACTATTGAAGAACTATCAATTGAAGAAGCAATCGCAGAAGCAAAAGAGTGGAAAGTTGGAGCTCCTGTATTCATAGTAATAAGTTATCATACTAATGGAAAACACTCCACTACAGTTCTTAGAACAAAGGATAAAGCAATGAAGTTTGCAAAAGATGAAGAATATCATGAAGATGATGTAAAAGGAACTGCTGTTCTTGATATGAAAGTTGGAAAGTTTATTGATAAGAAGACTGGAAAGCATATCAAGGAAGAGAATATTGAAGAATCAAGAATAAGACTATCATCACTAATGAATGGTGGTGCTTTGCTTTATGATAGAGATGAAGACCCAGATGATGATAAACTTGCTACTGTTAAGGTAAAAGGAAATCCAAAAAAGGATATCAAGAACGGTGATGATTTAGTTCTCAGTTTAATGGATAAAGGTAAGTCGAAAGAAAAAGAGATTCTAAAATCTTTGAAAAAATATTATCCTAAATCGAAAGTGGTAAAAGAAGACACTGAACTTTCTGATAAGATGCAAAACTATGTAGATGCTTGTGGGAAAGACTTCACAAACTGGAAATAAAATGGATCGAATATCACAATATACAAAATATCTTAAT